ATGGGATGGAATGAGACAAGGACAGCAATTAAATAAAACTCCTTGTAAAGGTGGAAGTTGGAAGCAAGGAAATCCATGCGGATTAGAAAAAAGAAATCATCCAACTCAAAAACCAGTTCTTTTATATAATTGGATTATAAATGAATTTGCAAAGCAAGGCGATAAAATACTTGATACCCATTTAGGAAGTGGCAGCAGCCGTATTGCAGCCTATGAAATGGGATTTGATTTTACGGCTTTTGAATTGGATACCGAGTATTTTGAAGCTCAGGAAAAAAGATATAAGGCTCACATTGCGCAACTTAAATTAGAACTTATATAATGAAATTTATTGAGGATGTTGTTAGTGGGAAGTTATTAATAGGCAGCTATGCAAGGTTGGCAGTTGAACGACATCTGAATGATTTAAAAAATAAAGACTGGGAATATACTTACTCTGAAGCTCACGCTAACAGGGCTTTTAACTTTATCTCTGCCCTCCGGCATACTAAAGGAGAATTTGCTGGGCAAAGGTTTAATATACAACCTTTCCAGGAGTTTTTTATCAAGGTACTGTTTGGGTGGCAGAGAAAAGATGGAGGCAGACGCTTCCGCAAGGCTTACCTTGAAATAGCAAGGAAGAATGGGAAAACGGAGTTAGCTGCTGCTATTGCCGTTTACTGTTTCCTCTGTGACAATGAAACGGGAGCGGAGGTTTATACGGCTGCTACTACCAGAGATCAGGCAAGGATAGCATTTGATACGGCAAAGGTGATGCTTAAATCACTAAAGGCAGATTCACGCACTTTTAACAAGTTGGTCAATGTTTTAAAGTATAATTGCAACGTACCATCCACTAATAGTAAATTTGAAGCTGTTGCATCGGAGGCAGATACACTGGATGGATTAAATCCGCACTATGCTGGTATTGACGAATACCATTCGCATAAAACAAGTGATGTTTTGGAGGTAATGGAGACTGGTATGGGTTCAAGGTCACAGCCTTTACTACTTATTACGACTACGGCTGGCTTTAACCGTGAATCACCTTGCTATATGTTCCGGAAGGTGATGGTAGATATTCTGGAGAAAAGGAAAGTAGATAATAGCGTGTTTCCTTTGCTTTTTTGCCTGGATGAAGGTGACGATTGGCAGGACAAAAAGAATTGGACTAAAAGCAATCCTAACCTTGGCGTTACTCCGTATATAAGTTACATGGATGACCAATTTCAAAAGGCATTGAACGAAGGAGCCGCAAAACAAATACAATTCATGACAAAGAATCTAAATGTATGGACAACTACATCCAGTGTTTGGATTTCTAACAGTTACATTGAACAAACAAGGCTAAAAGTAGATGATGATATTCTTTATAATAAAAAATGCTTTGCTGGATTAGACCTTGCCTCTACTCGTGACATTGCAGCCTTAGTACTTTGTTTCCCTGTGCAGGCAGGACTTGATAAACCACATATAAAATCCTATTTCTTTTGTCCAGAGGATAACGTTAGGGAGAGATCACTATCCGATGGAGTGCCTTATGTGCAATGGTCACAGGATGGTGATATTATAATGACAGAAGGCAACGTTACAGATTATGATTTTATAAAAGCTAAAGTTATTGAGCTAACGGCAAAGTATAAAATAGAGTGTATTGCTTTTGATAGATGGAATGCGTCACAGTTAGTTATACAGCTCACAAATGATGGTGCAAACATGAAACCGTTCGGACAAGGCTTTATTTCGATGTCTGCACCAACAAAAGAAATAGAAAAGATGTTTTTATCTAATGAGATTACTCATGATGGAAATCCAGTAATGGAATGGATGATGACAAATGTAATGCTTAGATTTGATCCGGCAGGAAATATAAAGATAGATAAAGCGAAGTCAACAGAAAAAGTAGATGGGCCTGTGGCGATGATTATGGCTTATGCGCAAATCATGGTAGAGGATAGACCAACCATCTACACATCCGGAGAAAGAGAGCAAGGATTATTAATGTTGTAATGTACCTAATTGAAAATCTAAAAATGTCAATTATGGAGATATTAATGAAGAAACATGAGTACGCACAACAAGTTAGGCAGATTAATTGCACCAGTGGATATTTTCACAGATTTTACGAACTTGTGAGCGATTATCCAAGGCATGAAGATGCCTGGCAGAAATTAGAGGAGGAAAGAGGAGAGTTAGGACTTGATGAGAAATATAGTACATACAATAGCTTTAGAAAAGCAAAGAAAAACTATATGGATATTAGGTTTGTTTAACGTGTTACTGTAAGTTGTAATTTTCATACTGATTTTGTTTATTTTTACCGCATGGCTATACTTAACTCCATGCGGTCTTTTTTTTCGTCGAAACGAGGTTCGATAGAAAATCCATCTACACCAATAAACGGTGACACATTAGGTGCATTGTTTCAGCGTGGCAGTGCCGCTGGTGTAGCGGTTGATGAATACGCAATTATAGGTCTTCCTGCTTTTTACAGAGCTACTCAAATACTTGGAGGTGTTATTGCCTCTATACCTTTTGATATTATTGAGAAAGAAGATAATGGTGGTATAAGAATAGCAAAGGATCATCCTAATTACAAGGTAGTATCCAAAGAGCCTTCGGAGTTATACACTTCGCATACGTTTTACAAAACAATGGTGCTTCACTATTTAGCGCATGGTGCATTTTACGCAGCCATTAATAGGAATAGCATAACTACAAGAATTAACAGCCTTACTATTTTAAATCCTACCAAAATGGAGATAGGATATAATAGCAGGAATGAACTTGTATTTAAGAATAAAGAAAACAACAAGACATATAGAGGTGAGAATATCATCTATATACCTAATCTTGCATGGGATGGTGTTAAGGCGTTGTTAGTGCCAGACGTTCACCGTGACAATTTTGGGTTAGCATTAGCCAACAGAAATTATGGTGCTAACTTTTACAAAAATGGTGCGCATCTTAACGGTGTTTTAAAGCATCCTGGTAGATTAACAAATGAAGCATACGATAGACTAAAAAGTAGCTTTAACAGAGCATTTGGTGGAAGTCAAAACGCTGGAGGAACTGCTATCTTAGAAGAAGGAATGGATTTCCAAAAGGTAGGTTTAAATCCTGCCGATGCAGCATTTAACGAAACAAAGAAAGCTACCATTTCCGACATTGCAAGGATAACAGGTGTTCCTGGTGTTCTTTTAGAGGATATGGATAAAGCTACATTTGGCAACATGGAACAGTTAAGCCAAATGTTTGTAAATTATACTATCATGCCATTATGCGAAACAATAGAGGCAGAATTTAATAAGAAGATATTTTTTGAGGCAGAAAAGGAAAAGTTTACAACTCGCTTTAATCTTGATGGCTTGCTTCGTGGTGATATAGCAGCAAGATCTTCTTATTATACAACTATGAGAAATGTATTAGCAATGTCTCCAAACGAAATCCGGATAAAGGAAAATATGAATCCTTATGATGGTGGCGATTCTTACGAGTTACCATTAGCATCTAATATAAAAATAGAGCCATCGAACGAAACTATAAACGACGATAGTAACGATACTAACGATTAAATTATATGGAAAAGAGAAGCATAAATTTTGAACTAAGGGCTAAACCGGAAAGCCGTACTATTTTTGGTACTGCCACAGTGTTTAACTCTGCCTATGACATGGGATGGTACGATGAGGAAATGTCTCCAGAATCATTAGATCAGGCAGATATGAATGATGTTGTAGCATTGTTTAACCATGACCAAAATATGGTACTTGCAAGAACATCATCTGGTACTTTAAAGCTGAATGTTACCGGTAATTCAATGGAATATGAATTTGAGGCACCAAACACTACATTAGGCAATGATCTTTTAGAGATGGTTAAACGTGGTGATGTTTACCAAAGTAGTTTTGCATTTACCGTAGAGGCAGAGGACTGGCAGGAAAGAAAAGGAATGAAGCCTAAAAGAATTATACGTTCAATTAAAAAAGTGTATGATGTTTCTCCGGTAACCTATCCAGCTAATCCTGACACTATGGTAGCTAAAAGAAGTTATGACGCTACAAAGGAAATAGATAAAGATTTGCAAACAATAATTGATATTTCTGTTAGGTCAGAAATTAATATACAGAACGAGCTACGCAGGAATGCCCTGCATTTATTAAATTTAAAAACAAAATAATGAACTCTAAATTATTGAGAGAAAAGCGGGCTTCCGATTACGCGATAATGGAAGACTTGCAAAAGAGAGCATCTGCAGAAGGTCGTTTAATGAATGCCGAAGAATTGGCACAATGGGATGCCGCTGATGCTAACTTTAAAAACTATACAGACCAGATTTCTCGTTTAGAAAGATGGAATGACATTAACACAGAGGAAAGAGGTCTTAATCAAGTTGAACAAACTATTAATGCTTTACCAAGAGATGCAAGGGAGATTGTAAAATCACCAGAGTATCATACAGCATTTATGAAAGCTCTTGCAAAGCGTGACTTGACAAGTAATGAGCAATCAATGCTTAGAGAGATGCGTGGCACTGCTACAATTACTACTGCTGAAAGTGGTCTTGCTGGTGGTTACGTTATTCCTTACCAATTCTCTTATGAGTTGGAAAAGACAATGGCTTACTACGGCCCAATGCTTAATGTTTCTCGTATTATCACTACTCCACAGGCAGGTACTTTGTACTGGCCAAAGGTAAATGATACTTCAACGGCAGGAACATGGCATACTGAAGGCGGAGCGGTGACTGTACAGGACATGACCTTTACAAGAGAAACTTTCTCTGCTCACGTTTTAAACACACTTGTAAAAGTATCTGTAGAATGGGCAAATGACGAGTTTGGTTTATTAAACACAGAGTTACCTATTATGTTAGGTGAGCGTTTAGGTCGTGGCTTAAACACTGCATTTACAACTGGTGATGGTTCTGGTAAACCAACTGGATTTAGAGATGTAGCACCTTCCGGTGTTGAATCTGCTTCTACCGGTGCATTTACAGCTGCTAACTTAGTTGACCTTGTTCACTCTGTTGACATTGCTTATAGAAATTCACCATCTGCTGCATTCATGATGCACGATCAGATTTTAAGTGCTGTTAGAAAGTTAAACTTAGATACTAATAATACTACTTTGTTCCAACCATCTCTTAGAGAGGGAACTCCAGATAGATTGTTAGGATACAATTTCTTCATTAATAATGATCTTCCATCTGCACAGGCTGCCGATGCAAAGATTATTTTCTTTGGAGATTGGTCTAAGTACATCATCCGCCAAGTAGCTAACAATGTCCTTGTGCCATTGCGTGAAAGGTTTATGGATGAAATGGAGCTTGGTTTCTTGATGTATACAAGATTTGATGGCAAGTTGATTCAGACTGCTGCAATCAAACACTTGAAAAATCTTTAATTAATAGGGATAGTGAAGGGATAGGGAGTAATCTCTATCCCTTATTAAAAATATACAAATGGCTTGGAAAGTAACAACACCACCTGCAAAAGAAATTTTTACATTACAAGAAGTAAAAGATTATCTAAAAGTTGATGATGCAACGGAAGATACTTTAATTTCTACCTTGCTTCAAAGTGCAAGGCAGGCAGCGGAAAGTTATTTAAATCAAGCATTAATTAGCCAAACAATAACAGAGAAATTAGATAGGTTGCAATTAAGTACTATTTACTTATCTGTTTCTCCAGTAATATCTGTATCTTCTTTTCAATATGCAGATGGAGAAAATACTACACAAACATTTGCAGCTTCAAATTATGTTGTAGATACTTACGAAAAACCTGCAAGGCTTTCCTTAGCTTACGGCAAAACATGGCCTACATTATACGGAAATATAAATGATGTGACAATCACTTATACAGCTGGATATAACACAGAACCATCCGGTGTACCAGCACAAATAAGACAAGCTATATTATTAATGATAACAGATGCCTACGACAATAGACAAGATTATGTCAAAAGATTACCAACGGCTTCTGAATATTTATTAGACCAATATCGCGTTCAAATACTATAATGAAGTACAATAAAAACGAAGTTACTGGCAAAATGAGGGATAGGATTATCCTTCAGAACGTTACGAGAGTAAGGTCATTAACTGGTTTTGCTTCTGAAATTTGGACTGATACAACCACTATCTGGGCATTTGCCGAAAGCAAGTTACCAGGATCAAATGAGACAATAATAGAAGGTAAAAATACTGCAAAGAATATTTGTGATTTTACCATAAGATATATTTCTTCAATTACAGAGGAATCGAGAGTAGTATTTAAAAATAAGATTTATCAGGTTAAGAATATAAAAATTAGTCACGACAGAAGGTTTATTTCCTTCCAGGGCGTTTACTATGATAGTTATTCCACTGTTTTTGGCTTACAATTCTGCTCCGCTTCTCTGTTGGCACAAAGTAACCTATCGGCTGCCTTGATGAGTGTTATTAAATACCAGGCATCGCTTAACGCCTTCGGCTCTGTCTCCGCCGACATTGCCCTTGTTCAAAAGGTTGCATCTTCACTGAATGCCTTCGGCACATTGACAGGTGACATTACTTTTGTTAAAAATATGCAAGCGGCGTTAAATGGCACAGCTGCCTTGAGCGGTGGAATAACATTTGTACAAAAGCCTGAGGCTTCATTGAACGCTTTTGGTTCATTGGTAAGTGATTTGAAAATTGGAAAAACTTTTGAATCATCTTTAAATGCAAATGGCACATTGGTATCCAATGCAACCATTGCAAAGAACTTAGCATCCTCGCTAACTTCATCCAACTCCCTTGCTGCAAATGCTTTAGTATCAAAGTTAGCAAGTGCATCATTGACAGGGGCAGGGACAACGGCGGCAAATTTGACGGTAAATGCGCCTTCGGCTTCATTGTTACTTGATTTATATCCAAATGCAGCAGCGGCTTATTCCTTGCGCAAGTTAAGAACGGCATACACTGGAGGTGCGGTAAGGGTCAGAAGGTCTATTGTACCAATTGGGGAACTTGCTGAACAAGATATTGGATTTGTAGCGGGAGAACTTGATACAGTATCTTTATTAGCATTTTGCGGTGCTGGAAATGGCTTTGTAACAACGTGGTACGACCAAAGTGGGAATGGAATAAATGCAAGTCAGGGCACGGCTTTAAATCAACCCCAAATAGTAAGTAGCGGAGTTGTTATATTATTAAATGCAAAACCATCTTTACAATTTGATAATACTTCTGATGTTTTAATAACTTCAAATTCCAATAATTTTATTTTTAATAATTATTTTTATATAAGTCATGTAAATTCATTTATAAATTATAGTGGATATCCTGTTGTTGTGTCTACATCAAGCGATGGAAATGGTAGTAATGGTTTTTGGGTTGAATATGGAAATGCTAGAGGATTTACAATGTATTCAAATAGAACAGAGAGGCTTAATGATAATATTGTTTCATTAACTTCTTTGTCAACAAATGTACAGCGTTTGTTTACTATTCTACAAAATAATGTTGGTATGAGTGGTTTTTTTAATACAACTCAATTTGGAAGTAGTGTTTATACTGGAAGTATTGGTCAAACAAATAGACCTTTATATATATCTGGAAATATTAGTGGCAGTTTTGCAAATATGAGAATGCAAGAAATAATAATTTATGGTTCTGATAAATCAGCAGACAGAACTAATATTTCAACAAACATAAACACACATTATGCAATTTATTAACGGATACAAATACACCACGGAAAACCAAGCCATTGAGGCAAAGTTGCAATGCAACGAATACTATGGAATTCCTTTGAATCCAAATGATGTGACAAAGAATTGGGTAGATTATCAATTTGCAGAGTTAAACACTCCGCCATTTTGGTACATTGTTTACGATGAAACCTTGTTACCTGTGTTGGGCGAACCGATTGAATTTACAGTCATTTTTCCAGAATTAAATTAACAAACAAAAAATAAATATCATGGCATTTTCAAATTATTTAGAAGACCAAATCACGGGGTGGATAAACGGCTCTGCCTTTGCCACAGCTCTTACAGCTACTTTTGTACAGTTATACAATGGAGACCCATTGGACACAGGTTTAGGAGGCACACCATTATACACTCGTATATCTGTTGCAGCAGGTGGATGGACAAGGGGAACAGGTGGTAATGGGACATTGACAAACACGGCAGCGATTACCATTACATCAAGTGCATAATCGGGCGCAACAGCTACTCATGTGGCAGTGTTTGATACTATTACGGGAGGCAATATGTTATTCGCAGGCGCGTTGACGGCAAGTAAGACCATTGCAACGGGTGACGAGGTGAAATTTAACGCGAGTGCATTGGCTTTGACAGTGGCTTAAAAAATATATGTAATGGGATATTTATCAGCTAAACAAATAAATCACCTTAAAGACCTTCAAAAATCTAATTATAAAGGTAGAAGGAGTTTTCAGGGAATGAGCTTACGAGTTGTAGGTTTAGCTGATGCGGTTATTGAATTTGCGGAGTTAATGGAACAATGTACAGTTACTGAAAGAAGTAGAGTTATTGATTCAGCTACTCCCATTGCATTAGAAGTATATAAGTCATTAGTACCAGTAAGTAGCAAGCCGCATCGTATTTCCACCAATCCTTTCAAAAATAAAAAGATGCAAGGATGGGAAAAAGACGATGGTACACATTATGATGTACAACCTGGTAATTTAAGAAAGTCTATTATTGACTTATCTAAAAACCTTGTATCATACAAAAGAGCCGTTGGTGCTATTGGGCCATTGTATAAAAGAAATACAATGAATAGAGGTATTAATAGCAGCGAAGGAACGAATGGCTTTTACGCTCACATGGTGTATGGAAGTACAAGGGCATGGTATAATAAGATAGTGGTAAAGGCAAGGAATTTAAGTAGGGAGAAAGTAATTAAAACCATGCGTGATGAATGTATTTTTATTATGCAGGAAAGACCTAAAAAATTCTGGCAAGTATCATGATAGGAAAATTAATATATAATAGATTATCTACCGATGGTGACATATTAGCGTATGTTGGTACAAAGATATATCCAGACATTGTGCCTCAAAATGTACAATATCCATTTGTAGTATATACTATTGTAAATAGCCTTCCTGTCGATTTTAAAGATGGGCAAAGTAATTTAGAGGAAATTACATTACAAGTAGATGTTTACACGCAAAACTACGACGATACGCAAATATTATCTAACCTTATTAGAAATAGATTAGACAGATTTGTTGGCATTGTTGAAGGCGTAGAAGTGCAAAGTATAAAATATATGTCAGCTACATCGCAAGTGTTTAACGCTGAATTATCCGTATATTGGATGAGTATTGATTTTATGGCAAAAATGAAACGATGAAACTAAGACTATTAAAAGAATGGAATGGAAAGGCACCTGGCAAAGTAGGTGTGTTTCTTTCAGAATATGGTGAGCAAATGATTAAGGATGGAATTGCAGAACTACTTGATGAATCTTTTGTCGTTGAAGAAATGCCTCAAAAGCAAGAAGTTCAGCAAGACCCAATCTATATTCCTATACCAGTGCCTAACTCATATTTTAGTGACGAGGCAGATGAAGAGAAAATTATTAAACCGAAAAAAAATAAATAAACATGGCAACTACTGGCATTATTAATGGTACGTTGATGCGCCTATACAAAGATTCAACTGCGATAGGTTACGCAACATCCTGCCAAATGAACATCTCCGCAGCCATGCGTGAAATCTTAACAAAGGATTCCGCAGCTGGAGGATGGAGAGAGGTAAAGAAAGGGCAGCTTTCCGGCACATTATCCACTGAAGCATTGTATGCCGGGCCTGGTGATTCTTCTACTAATTACCTATTTGATGATTTGTTTACCGATTTAATATCAGGTACCGCATTGACTATCAAATTTACCACAGATGTACAAGGTGACAATGTCTTTACAATGAGTGCTATTTGTACATCATTAGACTTGAACGCTGGTGTGGAAGAAAATACAAGCTATTCAGCATCCTTCGAGGTTACTGGTGCTATTACAAAGACAGTTAAAGCATAATTTTAAAATCCTAACACATGAAAACAATAACAATCGCCAACACATCCATACCGATTAAATTTGGTATGTATGTGTTAGGTACATTTCTAAGGGAGAGGAAACTTAAATTAAGTGACCTTTCCCTTTTAGGAGAAGATCTCTTACTTGCCCTTGAACTTGCCTTTACCGGTGTCGAGCATGGATACAAAGCAAAGGGAGAAAAATGCCCTTACACTTTACAATCATTCTGCGACTTGGTAGATACAGACATGGGAGGTATAACTCGCATCATGGAAATGATTTCAAATGAGATTTCACCTCCAGAAGATGAGAGCCAAAAAAACGTAGTGGCGAAGGCGGAGAGCTCACCCTTGAACACATCGAACGCTTTTGTTTCGGAGTTTTAAGATTTCCTCCTTCGCAATATTACGACATGAGTTTTAAAGAGGTTGTTATAGCCATGCAAGGTTATAACAATCAATTTGAACAACAGGAACAAACACAGTGGGAACGAATCAGATGGCAAACAACACTTTTATTAAATGTCCATACAGCAAAAGGTAAAAGTTTAAAGCCAAAAGATTTAATTGAATTTCCATGGGAGAATCCTATTAAGAAAGAAACTAACAGAAGTTTGACAAATAACGACAAGTCAATATTTGACAAATGGGATAAAGAAGCATAATGGCAATAGGTAAACTACTTTTAAAACTTGGCATTGATACTACTAACCTTGATAAAGAGTTAGGTAAAGTAGAAAAGTCTATGACAAAGTTTGGACAAAATATGTCCAATCTTGGCTCTACCTTAACCCAGTCATTGACATTACCTATTATCGGTGTTGGTGCAGCTGCTCTTAAATCCTTTGCCGACATGGAAAAGTTGGAGAATGGATTAATAGCTATTATGGGAAGTAGTGAAGGAGCTGCCGTAGAATTAGAGAAACTCCGCAAAGTTGCCGAGAATCCGGGCCTTGCACTTCCTGAAGTTGTAAAGGCATCCGCTTCTTTACAAAGTGTAGGAATGAATGCCGATGCAGCAAGGGAAACTATAACACAATTTGGCAATGCCGTAGCAAGGTCAGGCGGTGGT